TTATAAGTCTTTAATGTAGAACCATCTTTGTCGAGTTGTTCAACAACAAGGTCTGCTTCGTAGTCAACAGGATTGGTTAGACCAGTATTTGTTGCGTGAGCATTCATACCGTTCATCCAACGCTCCATTGCGTCACGAACATTAAAGTCTGTGTCATTAATGATAGAGGGTGTCCATGTTTCAAATGTACGATCCCCCGCCATCTTTAATTGTCTACCTCTGAAAGGAACAATTATTGTTGACATAGTGGAAGCGGGAAGTTGTGCCGCTTCGCACATGAAAGATGTAAGTTCTACATCTCCATTCGCATAGCCCGGAAAGTTAATCGTGGCTTTGAAGAGATTAGGTCTCGCTCCACCACCACGTAACTTGGCTTTAAAATCATCTACGCCTAGTACTGCCATCTTCTTATCTCCTTATACCGATAGGCCAGCGACTTCTTCAAAGTCAACGCCAGATCTTACAGCTACAAAGTTAAGAGTTATGTAGTTGATAGAACGTGATGGTTTGATGAAGATGTTTGCAATGAACTCGTTTCTATCTATTACGGCGGTAGTGTTGTTTGTTTCATCGCATACAACCCTAAAGTCGGTGATACCACGTCTACCTTTGATTTCTCTCAGGAATGGTTCTACGATATTGACAAATTCCGCTCTCGTAAACTCATCGTTAAGTTCAAACAATGTGTTTCTTGCCGCATTTGCGATTGCTCTTTCGACAACATTAAACAACCTACGAACATTAATACGATCAAATGCTGATGGTCTGTTCATGTGTGTTTTGTCACCATATAGTAAGATACCTTGTCCCGGTAAGTTAGCAATCGGGTTGATACTTGCTTTATATAGTAAGTCTCTTTGAGCCTTGGTAGGAGTGTAGGCCAAGCTTGTTACGCCTAAGTACTGACCTCTACGTGAACCCGCTGGTGAGAACCATGGTGCGGAGTTTGCGTCTGAAGCCGCCATAATACCCGCTGTTTGTCCAGCGGCTGGCACATTGATGTACTTATCGTTAAACTTATCATACATCTTTAACCAGTTGTTGTCAACAAATAAGTAATCACTATAAGTGTAACTACCAGTATCTGTTATTGTAGCAGTATCTGGAGTAGCATTACCTACTACTGACGCAGAAGCTGGTGAGCTTACTACAACACAATCTTTACGTGTAGTGCCCGCTGTTGTTATAAGATCGTTTACTACTGTAGCTTGATCACTAGCAGTTGCTTTGCCCGGTGCGATTAAGAAGTCTACTTGAATAGTATCTTTATCTTCGAAGCTGTTAAATCCTCTTAGATAATCATCTGTACCAGCGGCTGTGCCATCGACACCACCAAGTAAAGATTTAGATCCTGTGCTATCTACGTGTGTAGTAGCATAAATGTATTCTGACTGTCTGTTAATAACGCTCTTCATGTAGTTAGAAGTTCCGTCTGTATTAACAGCAGATGAGGAATTTGATACAAATGGGTATCTTTCTAGAACGGTTCCAGCCGTTCCTGTGATAACGCCATCTTGGTCAAGAACAAGAACGTGACGTTCATTTCCCGCTGGGGTTGCATCGAATTGTCCTTTATAGGCACTTGCCCATGTTGCCCAATTTGTTGCGTCTGTCCAAACGATTTGTAGTGAACTACCTAGAGCACCAGCATACTTTCCGTAGAAAGTTGATTTTCCGTTTAGAGTAGTTGATACGTCAAAAGCCGCTCTGTTTTTAATTTGTTCTGCCGCACCCGCTGAGTCAGCCGCATTTAATGCGGATGTATCTGCGACACGAACTGTTTGAAGACCATTTGAGAATTTTAAAAATCCTCCCGCCGTATGAAAATCTACGGTGTGTGCGTCATCAGGAGCACCGAATTTAGAGGCAAGACTTGCTTCGTTGTCTATTAATACTGCCTCTTCGATTGGCCCCCAACGAAACTTCCCTGCAAATGCGCCTGTGGTAGTTTGAACGTTAGGCACACCGCCTGTGAGATCAACTTCCTTAACGACAATCGCTGGGGATTCTGATGGGCTAAATATTGCCATAACTGTTTCCTTTTTTTCCAGTAATCGAATTATATGTGTTTCATAATACGGTTATTTTCAATCACTTGTATTTATAACAAATTAAAAGTCGAAGTTTGGTTCCCAGTTTCGTTCAACTGTCCACCCTTTTAACTGATCTCCTTGAAGAACTGCTTCGTCATCTTCTTTTTCAGGATCACCAGCACCATTTATAAATCCAAATGGCACTAAGTCATTTTCTATTTCTTTCATACGTTGTTCAAACATCATATCTTTTAGATTTACGTCAGTAAGTTCTTCAAAGTTATTACCTACCGCAAAGAACCCGAATAGAACTAGGTTCATCATTAGGTCATCATGGTTACCTTCTGATGCTTCATAAGAAACACCTTTGGCTACAAATGTAGACATCTCTGTTATAGTTTGAGGATCTACTATATTTAGCTTACGATTTTCGATGATATCTTTTATAGCCGCACACCCAATACGCTTAACCTTCTTATTCATTTCAACACCAATACGGTCTGCCTTCACAATAGATTCCATATGAAGGTTTTCGTATTCTAGGTCTTGATACAGACCAGTAGTCACCAACGTACCCTGATCATTTGATTCGATGATAACATAGGCTTCATTATATAAATTAGCGTACTTATATATAATGTTAGGGTAGAGGATAGGAGAGATAGTATTACAGCGATACACGGCAACCTGTTTAAAAGGTCTTTGGCTAATATCGATCAAATTAAATGTAGAATAATCTTGTCCTCTACCTTTCGCAACATCAACCAGCATAACATAGTTAGTTTTTTGCTTTGGTGTTTCGTATATGAGAAGATCTCCCCCCTCTAAAACTTCTATATGACTTAGGGCTACTTGTTCTAAAAGAATGTGTGGTGCTATAAGAGTATCACCTGTCCCAAAGAATGTATTACCAAACTCTTGGTCAAACTGAAGTTGAGACGTATTAGATATAGTCTTAAGTTTCCATACCTCATCTCTCCCCGGAACATCCCACCAATCAACCCTGAACGGAATAAACTCGTTCACTTTTTGCATTGCGCCTTCCCACAGTTTATGATACATATTACCTATACCATTTGCTGTGGAAGTGATTATGATCTGGGTGTCTTTACCAGATGACACAACAGGATATGTTGAGGTGTAGAAGTCAGCCGCTCTCTCAACAAAAGCAAACTCATCCAAGTATAGAAGGTTGACAGACATACCACGAATAGAAGATCCAGACGTAGCGGCTGATACTATGCGACTATTGTTACTGAACTCAATGCTTCTTTTATTAAGAGCCTTACACCCCGGCTGTAAGAAGAAAGGTAAGTTCTCTAGCATAAGGTGAATACGTCCTAGCATCTCTTGTGCAGTCGCACCTTTGTTGGCTAGGATAGCAATAGTCTTCTCTGGATTAAAACAAGCATACCAAAGAAGATAGGCAACAGAACTAATAGACTTACCAGACTGTCTACAAGCCAGCACAATGCTAAACCTATTGTTCTTAAAATGGTTGAACATCTTTTCTTGATATGGGTAAAGTTCGAAGTTGACAAGACCTCTGTCTAGGTGTATGATCTTACAATAGGTCTTAGCAAAGTAGCTAGGATCTGTCATACACCTTGAGTATTCTTGTAACTCTTTTTTACTATAATTATGGTTGATCCCGTCACGTTTAACGTTGGGGTTTCCCATATATGTGTCATTTATCTGATGTGTAATCACTTATATCTACCACGTTATCCTGTTCATCATCACTGTCCTTAGACAAAAGCATTCTTTGTAAATCACTTGTAGACCCTACAAATAGATTGTTATTTGTTGTACCTTGAGGAAGTTCTTTTAAAGCATCTTCTTTATTGTATTCTTTTTTCTTTTTATGTAGATCAAGAAGGTTTCCGTTAACATCAGCAACGTTCTTCATCATGCCAGACAGGACTTCGAACGCACGGGGATGCTCAGTAGCACGTGCGACTTCCATCATCTCTTCAAGTGCTTCAGACCCCTTCATTAACAAATCGTAATAGGTCTTTCTAGCAAATTCAAAATCATCATCTACATGATCTATTGGTTCAATATCATCTGTCATTATTAAAAGGGTGCCTGAAAATCAAAAGTTTCGGTAAAGCCAAAGTCGCTATCGGCAGAGGCCAGTGCTGGATTAGTCGTAACAGATATCTTACCCATTTGAACATCAGAGTCTGCTAAACCATTTCCTATCTGACTAACGTTATTTATAGAGGTTCTAATGATACCAGATTCTTTGATAGCTCCGTAAAAGTTCACTCTCATTTCAAACGTTAGTGTATATATAATAGTTCTACGTGATTCTAAAGTTCCTTCAAAGTCATCGTTGAAATCTACACTCTGTAGAGTTATAGGCGTATCTTCAGTTATAGCTGGATACTCGGCAAATGGTTTTATTGTAAGACTATACTGTGGAGTAAATGTCGGAAGTATTTGTTCCACCATCTGTAGAGCATCATCTTGTGTCTTGGCGTATATGCTAAGTTGAAATCCTATGTTGTATGGCACAAAACTATAGAACTTGTTTCTAAGATTAGTGGTAGACCCTGCCTGAGTGAAGTTGTTCATCTTCTGTAGTTGTCTTTGAGGATCATACGTAACGTTTGTAATCTCAAAAGACATTCTAGGAAGTTTGATAGCTACCTTAGTATCTTTATCTAGATCAGGGTTCTCTCTTATTCTCTCAAGAAACTTTCTCTTAGGTCCATAGGCTAGTGGAACTTTTACTTGACTTATAACTTTATTTGTTTTATCTTTGCGTAATACGTACAGATTATTGAACAGCGTACCAAATACTGCTACACTCTTCCGTATTCTTTCGTGATAGAAATGAGTTCCAAACATAACTAGCCTTTATATATTTTCGTGAGGTGATCCTCGAACATTTCTACTTTATTCAATCTATCAGGCCAAAGGATATAATCCTTTTCAGGGTTCTTCTTTAGATTATTTAGCAGTGGTATTACTGCGTTATATAAAGCGTTTAGTTTATCATCAGAAGAAGAGGCTTCACTCTTTACGCTTTTAACCGCATCAAGTTCATCCTCATCAACCGCTGTAAATCCAAAATCAAATATGTCAGCCATTAGTTATTCTCCGGGTCACCAAAAGGATTGTTCTCAGAGAAGTCTAAGAAACTCGCCCCGAATGTACTAAAGTCAGCATTCTGTTCGTTCTGACTAATCTGGTTATCTTCACCTACAACAGTAACTTTAGAAGTGGCTTTCTTACCAGCAAGAGTTAAGTCTGTAGTTCCTACTACAAATCTATTAGCAACAAACTCGTGATACTTGCCATCGTTTGCACCGATATGGATAAGCTTAAGAACATTATCTGAGTCTGAGAAGGATGAAACTTCTCCTGACATAATTACTCCCGTAGATAGTGTCTGATTAACAGCTTCCCCTACTGTAAAGCCTCCTCCAGCACTGTCAAGGGTCAACAGATACTCATAAGCATAAGATGTTTCTATTCCATCAATAGCGGCAACGTTTGTATCAAAATCTTCATCGTTGTATTCAAATAACTCACATCTAAGTTTGTATGTAGATAAGTTACTTAATTGATAGAATGGTTGCTCATGCTCTACTGCCATGATCTGGAACATAGAGTTTGACATGGGGATGTATATTAGATCCCCTTCTTTAGGTCTATTACTATTGATTTCATTATCAAGACTACTGACAGTATTAATCCATCTGCGTCTTGCTACTACAAATGTTGCTTGATCTCTGATCTCTACCCCAAACTTGGTGAACAGATCTCCTTCTCCATCAAAGCCATCTGTATTCTCAATATACATTTCTATCTTATATGAAGAGTTAAACCTAGAAGGAACGTCATCACCGAATATTTTGTCTTCATTAACTATGTCTCTTGGCAAGTAATAAACGTCTTGCCCAAACATCTTCAAAGACTCTATAGTAATATCTTCATAGAGGTTCTGTTCAGAGCTTACTTTTTGACTGAAGTAAAGATTAGTTGCCATTGGACACCGTTGCCTTTAAGTATTTTATTTCTAATCTTAACAGTTCTATTACTGTCTTTAACTTTTGAACATCTTTTGTCGTTTGTTGAACTGATGCTGGAGGTGTCCATTCATCAATCCAGTTATCGTTTTCTTCTATCTCAACAATCATTAGATCTTGATTATGTTCAATGAAAGTAAGTCTTTCAGTAATCCCAAAGTATCCCCAAACAGCTATGCCAGTAAAAGCAATTAGTGCTATTAGGTTCTTCAGAGGTATTGTAAACTCACTACCCTCATTAAGTTTATTTGGTTGTGCCATATTATCCTACAAAGAAATCCGCTGGAAGTTCATGCTCAAGACGTATAACCTCTTTTAATCTTGCTATCTCTTGTAAAGCATCTTCATATATCTGTCTACCGTTTAGTGTTACTCCACCGGGCATTACCATACCTTCAAACTTGATAAGGTTAGATCCCCACTGATGTTTAATCAATGCTGTAGTATATTCTTTTAGCCACAAATCATTCCAAACAGCGGTATGCGAGTTTCCATTTATAACACTATAAACTTCAGCCACAATATATTCACCCGCCTTAATATCACCATCTGTAAATTCGCCATGAATATATAGACGATTTTGCTTTCTAACATAGTCTACCTGAGGCGTTCCATTTAACCTCATATCAAGTAGAGATAAGTATTGTTGAACTTGTTCGTAGTAGGCAAGATCTCCAATATAAGAATGCATATTAGCAATGTCGTTCATGTGCATTTGATACTTGACACTGAACATATTACGTGAGAATAAACCACCTTGTACTTTAAACAGTTTTGTAACTTGCTGGACTGTTGAAGGTATTGGAATATATTTATTTGTCACATCAGTAGAGGTTACTAGATGCTGGATATATCCTCTATAGGTTGCTTCTGAATGAAACTCTTGAAAGTATTGAAGAGCTTCATCTACACGATCCCCTACTTGTTCGTCATCTACATTGATTTCGATGACAGGACTTCCTAGTCTGCGTAAACAGTAGTCTATTAAACCTTGTCTTGTGGTAGGGTTAGCCATTTCGTGTTCCTATTTTACTAGTATTTATATTAGTTTAAAAGAGACCCAGCGGCATTATACACATCGATACGATAATGAGTGCCATGCTGTCCATCAAGCTTGTCTGCATCTAAGTTAGTGCCAGCGCCATCTCTTGCAAGCATTTCGGTGAATATTGCGGCACCATAAAAAGATCTTAGTTTTCCTGTTGTAAGTAGAGTGGTTGCATTAAAAGAAGCACCATCAGCCGTGCCGATTGTTAGTATGCCATCTGCCGAATCAAATGTCGTGCTTGCTACGCCAGCAACTGCTACTACTCCAGCACTATCCACAAATCCTTGAGCGTCAATAGTTAGAACAGGGACTAGAGAACCAGATCCATACACACCCGCCGTAATAGAAGATGCCGAAGCCTTGGACACAAGTGTCCCTGATGTCGGTAAAGTAACGCCAGTGTTTCCAGTGGTTGTTATAGTGGTAGTATGTGCGCCACTTGTTACCAAACTTCCAGCAAGAGTTAAGTCTCCAGTAAGACTGATACCTCTATTAGCATTGTTAACATCAATCGTAAGTGTTCTATCAGCGGATAAAATTGGACTTTGGTTATTAGAAAGTATTAAAGTTTCAAACGCTGTAGTAGTAGTATCTCTAAGACCAAAGGTGGTTACATCATTAAGAGCTATTGGACCATTAATATCTCCACCATTTATAGTAGGACTTGTCAGAGTTTTGTTAGCAAT